ACGGTGAACAATAGTTAACAATAATCCATCCGTCTTCATTATCAGGCGATGATCCGAGTTCAGGAATCCAAACTCTTAATCGACCGTTACGCTGGACATCAGTTGCGTCTTTAATGAATCCAACAAACACTCCGAAGAGTGTTGCTGTTCTCCCAGTAGGTTGAAAATTATCCGACCGCGTAGGCCCGGTTGTTCGAGCATGTGTATTTAAGAATGTCATTTTTATCCAAAGAAAGGCGGTTTAGGTATTCTTGAAAGTAAATCATCGGCAGTGAGATTGGGCATAACGGGAATATTAGACATGACTGCATCTTTTGCTTTCCCTATTGCTGCATTCTGTGCTGTCACAACTGCGCCAGTGGCCTTGTCTCTAATAGTTGCAACCTGACCTTTTATCTGATCTGCTGCCCCCATTATCCGCTGTGTCTTTATTGCTTCTTCAGGTATCTCGATGTCAGGCGATTCTATAGTGTTACTCGGATTCTGATTTGCAGTTTCAACATCTCTTAGGAATTGAGGGAAATCTCTAAGATTAATCATGGGATCTAGAATACAGGTTAATTCCTGTGTAAATTTTCCCATCTCAAACTTACTTATGACAGTTATAACCTTGTATACACCACTAAATGTTTCAACTTCTGTAAACGGTTCAATCGATCCATGCTCCTCAGAATATAGTTTAGGAGTCCTAAATCTTATAATTATAAAATTATCTGTTCCAAAGAAATTTACAAATTTATTACGATCCATCCCTTCTTTGATAAGTTTAATAGCCTGAGCTTCCCCCATATTAGACTTATACGGAAGAACGGTTTGGTTCATAGGAAGTTCGTTAGGGAATAGCCAGAACGGGTCTCCCTTAATGGTGATTTTTATAAGCTGAAGGCTAGCATCAAGGGTAGAATATAATGCTGTAGAAAATATACTTGATGTCCTAGATCTGGCGGCGTCGCTTGTCGGGTCAATGCCCATAGCAAGGTTAATTTCTTGCATTCCTTCCCTATACGGGACAGGCCTTAATTTACCACGACGGTTATTTTCTGCAGCATCTTTTGCGGCCTTAGCGGCTGCCGAATTTACATTCACATCCGAAACAAATTTTAACCCGGCATTTGACTTTGCCAAGGATGCTGCTTGTTTTAGATTCCCATCGGCATCTCTAACTCCCGCGGCGGCTGCTTTTAATTCTTTTGTATAATCTTTTCGATCAATCGATCTTGCCTTATCAAGTAATTTTGTATATTTTTCCTTTGATTCGTTACTTATAATTGCATTCGAGATGGAAGATTTTGTTGCCTCTATTTCAACTAGGACGTCTGTCCCGGGCGGGGCATTATTAACGTACTGAATTGTTTTTCTAACTTTTTCGGCAGCTTCTTTTTCGGATTCTATTGTGGGATTTTGTACGACGCCTCGGTCTCGTATTGCTGTATCATAAAATATTCCACCAAATCTCGATAAAGATGCAGCATAAGAAAAGTTCATATTTAGATCAAACGATATAACTTGATCGTTTAAACCAGTAAATATGTAATTATATCTCTTCTTCATTATCTTCTTACTCATATAAGTCGACATACGTTTTTTTGCCGCAGGTAGCGTGCTTGGTGTCTGCCCTGACTGTGCCGGAATAACATCCTGAAGGCCAATATCGTATTCAACTACATATATTGTTATTTCGACCGCATTATCTTGCCGTAGAGGATCGAAAACAACTGGTTTAGTCTCGGTTATAATTCTCCAAAATTTTCTCATAGAATCTGCCTGGTTCGCAGGCTTTGGTTCTGATATTCTAGTTTCAGAACTCTGAAGTTTAGTCTGAAAATAATCAGTGCTTCCTAATAACGAATCAATAATTTTATCGATGCTTGTTCCGGTATTATAATTTGCTGCCTTCAAGTCAAAGTCAAAATAATCACTATGTCTAGAAGTATGCTTATTTGCATCTTTTAATGATATATCGAGCCCCTTCAGCGCCGGGTCTACTATTATTTTATAGGTATCGGGAATACTGTAATTGTCTATTAGTTTTTCATACTGATCAGCATTTAGTTTTTCCTCAAGATCTTCCATTGCTTTTCCGAAGTTAGTCAACTCCCTTAGTGCAATATTATGAAGTATGCTGAAATAGGAATTTGACTGGGCTAACTCATCATAGAGAATTCCGTCAAATTCGTATTGAGTGCCTACTACAGTTACATTAGCCTTAACATTAGTAACTTTAACCGGCCACACCCATCGTTTTCCTGCAAGCTCTCCAGTTGCGCCTGCTTCTGAAGATGCAGCAGTAACAGGATCTCTAGATCTAAAATCAAGCTGCAAAAAACACGGCATTACTAGCCAGTTACCGACTCCCAGTGATGCGGCCTCGTAAAACATCTTGTCAAGGAGCCCTGCACCTGCCGGTTCAACAATTTCAAATTTTACTAAAGTTTGTGTTCCTGTACCAGTCTCAACTGACGGAACGGCAATGCCGTGCAGGTTTACCTTATCGATAGTTATATCGGTTACACCACTTTCTGCTATAATAGTCTGAGAATCGGGAGACAGCACTTTGCCGCTGGCCGCAGATTCGGTAGATGTTATAAAAAGTTTCCAGTGATATGTATAAGTGTCGTAGTTGTCTAAGATATTAGGTAGAAAACTTATTTGATAAGAGTCCTCTTGTATGGTAGGCGCTGCATTCGCTGTAGGATTAAATGCTATTGCATCATTCGACCCTCGTAACGAGTCGGGCTTATATCCAGTCGGTATCGCAGTAGGCGCAGATTGAAACAAATTACTAGTAACATCTTTTACTGCCGACTTTACTTTAGCAGAAGCATCTGCTGCGGCCGACGATATAGCGTCTCCGACGCTTGACATAAAATCTTTTGCCATTATTGTTTAATAATATTAGAGGGAACAAAAATTTCAAGACCTGCAACAAAATCGTTTATTGGGTCAGCCATTAAGTCAGGATTTCTGAGACAGAATACCCACCAGAGTCTAGGTGTGCCATATTCCTGTTGACTTAGAAGATCTGGGCGTTGGTCAAATGCCGGGGGAATAATGAGTATTTTATCAAAGTCACTTTTTGGTACCTCGCGCTCGACCCATAAATCCAGGTACCAGTCTTTAATTGGTGTAATACTGTACTGACTTGTTTCTTTAGAATTTTGAGCCATTAGATGTACCCCTTGTTCATTAGCTTACCTTGTCGAAATAAGTCAAGATTAAAATTGTCTCGTAAATCAGTCGGTACATACTGCGTATCCATCTCTAAAGAAACTGTAATATGAGTAGGTACATATGTGAATCCGCCCGTGGCTGTATTTGCGGTGTTAACTTGCCCGTTTGATGTGTTGACTGCCACATAATCAATATTGGCCTCATAGGTATAATCAAAGTTCTTAATAATTACAGGGACATTATTAAATTGGTACTGGCCTAGATAGTTAAACTTTAAAACCGGCGGCGGTGTGCCAGCCTTGTTATAGGGATTTACACCGAAGTAAGATTTCGTAATGGAACGGAAGAAATGGATCACCGCCAATAAATATAGTGCTTCCTCAGTTGTTTGTGCTGTAAATTCAGCAGTCAAACTTATCGGTTTTGGATATGACCTAACGTAGGCATTATATCCGTAGTTGGTATGAATGAATACTGTAGGATCGTATTCTACCACATTTCCGGTAGCCACCGAAGGAGTGTAAGGAAAAAGAACACCAGTAGTTGACCACAGCGGAAATAGAACATTTGTCGGGTCATTTGGCCCCAGCACCTCGGGTGCATTTCCTTTCGGCTGTAACCTTGCTCTAAAATCTTGTTGTGGCATCTAGATGTTCTCCTAACTCTATTATTTATCATGGTCTTAATGTGGTATGTTAATTACGAAACCCTTGACTTACAATGGGGGTGCCTGTTACACTAAGCAAAACTTTTCAAGGAGAAATTCTTAATGAATGATATCAACGACGATGATGACACCTTCCCTGAGGTAATCACACCAGCAACACTAGTACCTGTTAAAAAAATAAATTACCTGAACAATAAGGATATGCTCAAGGAAATTCATCGTAGCAAGAACTCTTTTTGCGAATACATTGATCCTAAATATAGTGACTACGATGTTATTGTTGAAAATCTAGAAGAAATTTATCTTGCTGAAGTTCAAGAAAAGGGAAAGATTGCAAGGGCTGCTAGAATGGGTGTCACAGCATTCGAAGCTGCGCTGGCGTCTACTAGTACAAGAACGGATCGGCCTAAGCTTTCGGAATTTAAGGTCAAACCCGACACAATTTTTGTAGATGACCTTGTCTTTAGAGTCCTTACATTTGATCATATTCCGTTTGCACCGGGAAGAAAAAAGACACCTAAGAGTGTCGCAGACAATCATGTTAAATTAAACTTTTTCCCATTCAAACATTACATCATTGAAAACGGTGCTGCAAAGGAAGTTGGAAGATCTCATTCTAAGAACGGTAAATTTAATTTAGAAAAAGGTTCTATCACAAATAAGCTCGCCAAGATGTTTATCTTAATGGTGAATAAGTACGGGCAACGCGGCAACTGGCGCGGCTACACTTACATTGACGAAATGAAGGGTCAGGCGTTATTACAGCTTGCTCAGATGGGATTACAATTCGACGAATCGAAAAGCGATAATCCGTTCTCGTATTATACGCAATCATTGCAAAATAGTTTCACTAGAGTTTTGAATTTAGAGAAAAAGAATCAAGACCTGCGAGACGACTTACTAATTGATAGTGGAGCAAGTCCTAGCTTTTCAAGGCAACTAGCAGTCGAAGGCGAGATTAGGCGCCTAAGAGAAGATGCACAGGAAGCAGCAAAAGA